TCAGTTGTCTTTTCCGATCTGCTTAATAACCTGATCCGCGCCGGTAGCTGCCAGGCCGGAGACGATACCCACGGCCAGGGCGGTCAACGGATCAGTGGCGGGAAAATCCGGCACGTTGATGTACATGGCGGCCACCCCCAGCAGGCCGCCCAGCGTGCCGCAGATGGACGGCAGCCATTTATTGGCCAGCGGGGTCTGCTTGACAGCCGTTGCGGCCAGGTAGCAGATAACAGTGATGCAGGCAACGGATGCGATACCAAAAGATGCAAAATCCATGAGTTTTTCCTCCTATGTGTTTTTTGTGTTCAATCGTTCTTGATCGGTAGGGCCTTGGCGCGGTTGTACAACTCTGTACCTGTGCCGTTGCCGCCCAGGGCGTGGTAGCTGCGGTAGAGATATTCCAGGTTTCGCAGGCCGTCCGTGTCAATGCTGCCCCGCGCAATGTAGCGGGAGCACTCGGCGTACAGGCGATCGTGCAGGATGGCAAGCAGTCCGGCCTTGATGGCTTTGCGCTCTTTCTCCTGCTTGGCAAGGCGACGGTAGCCCGCCAGCAGTGCGGCGCCGATCAGGCCGAAAAGCCACTGCACCCAGTATCTGATGATCCAGTCCAGCACGGTCAGCCCTCCACATATTCAGCCTTATACAGCCCGGCCTCGATCAGCTCCAGCTCCGCACACTTGCGCATAATGTACCAGGCGTCGCCGCTGGATACCGGCCCAACGTCCAGCATCCACTGGTTGCCATCCGCACAGGTTTCGCGGTACAGGCCAGCAGTTACCAGCCCCAGCCCCTCGCACAGGGCGCGAATGGTTGCGCGGTCGCCGCTGGAGATACGGCCAATGGTAATACGCTGCTTGTCCAGCTTGTTGGGGGTGGTATCCTCCGGGGTGGGCGCGGTGTGGCCCTGCAGGCCCGCCTGGATCATCAGCTGCTCATAGTCCTTATAGACCCGGTTGCAGTCCAGGCTGGCGCCGTAGCCGGGCACGCCCAGTGCGTTGCGGCTGGAATACTGCCAGATGCCATACGGCAGGGGGCAGGTACATGTGCTGCCATACTGGGCAACCCAGATATCATATTTTGACAAAGCCTTGTAGTCCAGGCGGTTGCGAATAAAACCGCAGCTAGCATACAGGATGCCGTAATACCCTGCGGCCTCAATCTCCGACAAAAAGGCCTGTACAAGTGCCGTGCGCTGCGCGTTGGTCAGGCGCAGGATGCACGGCTCATATTCGATGTCATACGCCACCGGCAGGCACAGATGCTTGCCCTTAATCGCGGCCAGGCAGCAGCGGGCCTCCTGGCGTGCCTCCTCCGGGGTGCTGGCATAACTGTACCAGTACACGCCGTACTGGATGCCCAGGCGGGCACACTCAGCTGCGTTGCGCTCAAACTGGGGGTCAACCTGACTGCTGTAACGGCCATACCCGGCGCGCAGCATAGCATGGCGGATGCCCTTGTTATAGGCGGCTTGCCAATCAAATCTGCCCTGGTGCTTGCTTACGTCGATTGCGTAATTCATATATTCCACTTCCTTTACATGTCGTATGCTGCTGTACTTTGCTTTTGGTGGCAAAAGCCTCGATAATACCCATCTTGCACCTCCTCTTATGTGATCGGTTCGTTGATGGTAGCGATGACAGCGGATGCGTCCGTGCAGATCAGACTGACGCGGATGTAATGCTCGCCAGTTGCTGTTACCGTGACGATATCTCCACTGCTGGTGAAATTGAGGCTATTCCACGTGCGACCATTGTATATGTAGTCCGCGGATATGAACGTTGCTGTTGTGCTATAACCAACTGCCGCACTGTATCCATCGCTCGCAGCGGGGAGGCTCGCACCCTTTATGCGGAGCGTATCACCAGCCGCAAGATGAATAAGGCTTGCTGCGTCCATATTTGCGCCGATTGTTGCCCAGCCTGCCTGCGCTTTGTTCACACCGCTCGATGTACTCAACCGCGTATCCGCAGAGATTCCGACGGTATCAATGATGTTCGTGATCTCAGCTGCACAGGTGATCACGATGTTGCCCGTTACCTTGGAAATTGTGATCGTGCTGCCGGAAACCGCAGACGCGGAAATGTCCGTACCGCCCATCGTGACGGTGATTGTGCCGAGCTTCCGGAAAGTTCCCGTCGGCGAGAGCGTCGTGGTGTAGGCCGCGCCCTCGGCGATGATATTCGCCGTGTTGGACGATGCACAGTTGGTGAGATTGCGCACAATGTTGTAAGTCACAGACGGTACAGAGGCTGCCGCAGTGATCGTGACCGCTCCCGTCACTTTGGCGATGCTGATTGCACCGCTGCCAGCCGAGTAAGCCGTGGCTGTGATATCCGTGCCTCCCATTTTGACCACTACCGACGTGATCGTCTTTCCGCTTTCCACCGCGATGGTCGCGGTGTACGCCTCGCCGTAGTCCACCTGAGACACGGGGTTGGTGATCGTGCATCCTGTGAGATTTTTGGCGATCGTCTGATACCAGTGCAGCGTCTCCGGTGTTCCGTTGATCATAGCCGCGCGGTAAGCGTTGATATCGGCCATCGACATTCCGCATGTGCCGACTGCGAAGTGAACGCATTTGTCACGGAAGCTGTCGCCGGAAACAGCGTTGATCGCATTGATAAGCCCCTTCCAGTCTGATTCATTCCGGCGGCGGGCAAGTGCGTCTGTCCCTGTTCCGCTGTAAAAGCACGTCAGTTCATAATCCTTGTCAATATCGCTCTGACTCATGCCCAGCAGCCCTTCAAGAATACAAGCCAGCGTGGCGGCTCTGTCCGCGCCTGCCGTGCAGTGGAAATACACCGGCTCCCGGTGTGTCACTGCGTCGATCACGCACCGGAGGTATGTCTGCCAGGTCTCAACGGGGGTCAGCGCATACATGGTCGCCTTCTGCGTGATCGTGAACCACACATCGTTCCCCAGGGGGGATTCCGTCACAACGTCCCCGTCGGATGGGTCGCGGCCTTCTTTCCCACGAAGGTCGATTTCATGCTGCACGCCCAACTCGCCTACCAGGACATTCCGGTCGACGGCAGTGATACGCCCGCCGCGAATCAGCAGACCGTATTTCACCGTGCCGCCGTCGCAGGCCCATCCGCCAAGGTCACGCACGTTCCACGCTTCTGCGGAGCTGTCCCGCGTGCGAATCCATCGCAGTGTGTCCAGCGGCTTGAGCGTCCCCGCTTTCCCGCCAGAGGCAAATGGTGTGAGCACATTCGGCACTTCATTGTAGTGCGTCACACCGCCAGCCGTTTGACCGATTGGCTTGTAATTGCTCACAACTGCTGTAGCTGGGGCATAATTGGCGATTTGAGATGTGCTGTAGTCGCTTGGATCATAGGTCACGTTGGCCAGATAATTGCGCACCGCCTCCGGGCACTGATGCCACGAGACCGTCTCTGCTACCGCGATGCCGCGCACCGCGTCGCCCATCTGCGCGATCTTGTACGTTTCCGCACCGCCGGTCTTTTCGCGGATGGCAGCGGCGATGTCCTGCACGGACGCTTCTTCGTAGAGCTTTTTCAATATGCCACCTCCGTTCCGTCGGCTATCATTACGGTCTGCGCCGTGCTGCCGTCATAGGTGACGGTGGTGCTGCCAATCTTGATCGTCAGTGCGTTTGGGTTCGGCAGCGCGGCGGGGACGGTTGGAATCTGCGAAATGATTTGCTGCGCCGCAATCTGAAATGCGCCATACTGCACCAAATCCGTGGTGTGATCCGGGGCGTCGACCTTATCTGCTGTCACCTGCCCGGTGATGCCGTCGATTACCGCCTTGTTCGTGTGCGAGTGGCGGGCGGCGGTGTTGGCGCTAATCTCCGCAGCCGAGACTACTTTGGCGACATCCTCAGACCGCTTTGCGCTGGCAGCGGCGTTTTTCTCGCTCGCGGCAGCAGCGGTTGCGCTTTTGGCCGCGGCAGTGGCGGACTGGCCTGCGTTGGTTTCGGATTCCTTGGCGGCGACAGCACTGTCCGCCGCACCGTCGCGGGCGGCTTCTGCATCCGCTTTGGCCGTTTCCGCATCCGCTTTGGCCGTTTCCGCAGCCTTGAGGTTCAGCCCTGCATTTGCCAGCAGAACGCCAAATTCCTCCCGCGTGCCGGTGTAGCCGTGCGCTTTGGCATCGGCATATGCGGTCACGGGGCCAAGATTCGTTTTGATCGTGTCAGCTATATATGGTCACCTCCAAATTATCGTTAATAATTGCAAAATCAAGTTTCTCTTTCAGATTTTCAGTACGGGTCAGCTGCAGGTTGCCGTCTGAGTCAATTTCAAGCGCTGCAAAGCCGTTGTTGTTGGCTGCCTGCTGGGCAAGTTCAGCACTGCGGGCGGCATCATCGCGGGCGGCTTCTGCATGTTTTTTGGCATCTACAGCGCCGTCCCGCAAGTCCTGCATCTGGGTAAGGGCCTGGGCATTCTCGCTGGGGGTGGCGGTGCTGTTGGCACCGGGCACCTGCGCGTGATCCAGCACCATGTAGGGCAGATTGCAGCTGATGCGCTGTACACCGTCCTGCACGCCCCGGAACGTGATAGTGGCGTACTTGGATGCTCGCATGCAGGCTTCCGGCGGGACGGGTACAAGGCCGTCCGTGTCCGCCAATACCGTTACACCCTCATCGTTGGGGACGTTATGGAACGTGGCATCGATCGCAAGGCCATCCCATTCCGGACCGTGGTGCAGCAGCAGCTGTTCCGTGCCGTAACTGTCCCAGGTGCCCAGCACCAGCACGCCCATCAGGCCAACCACCTGCGCAGTGTGGCGGGCAAGGGTAATGGTATGTGTTGTCATCTTGTGGCTTCTTCCTCCTTTTTGTTTACCTCTCTCTCGCTGGCTTCCACCATCGAGATCACGTTCAGCAGCACCAGCCGCACCACAGCGGGGTGCAGGCAGCTGCTGTTGATGGCGTTGATGACGGATTTTTGGAGCTCTTCAATTTTTGCGGTTGTGGTCATGAGCGCTCCTCCGGGGCTTGCGCACCCTGCTGCACCTTGTCCAGCGTATCCATGGCGGCGCGCAGGACAGAGAGGTACTGCGGCAGATCGTAACGGCAAAAATATTCGGCAGCCCCGGCGGTTTGCAGGGTCGTTTCATCGGCCGCTTCGGCCAGGCCGGATAGAGCAAAAGACAAAAGGTTGCGGGCATCCTGCAGGGAGCCGTCCTTTAGCTCGGTGTCACTTGAAAAAGTGAGGTAGGATTGATGCAT